CGTACACTTGTTATTGTACCTAACAAAGACTTGGTCAGACAAACACATGCTGACTATGTTAACATGGGATTGGATGTTGGTGTGTACTTTGGCGATGAAAAAGACCTGGGACATACACATACTATTGCAACATGGCAAAGTATTAACACACTTATTAAGAGACACAAAGAAGGTCTTAGTGAAATAGGCATTGATGCTATTGTAGATGGTCTGGTTGCAGTTATTGTTGACGAGGTACACATGGCCAAGGCAGATGTGTTACGTACAATGCTAACTGGTCCATTCTCGCATATCCCAATTCGCTGGGGCTTAACAGGCACTATCCCGAAAGAAGAACACGAGTACATTAGTTTGTTGGCATGTCTAGGACCTGTGCTACACAGACTACAGGCAAGCGAACTTCAGGACATGGGTGTTCTTTCTAACTGCCATGTCAAGGTATTACAGTTTGATGATAAGGTTGAATACAAAACTTATCAAGAGGAACTAACATACCTAACATCAAATGAAAAGCGCATGGACGAGCTTTCCAAAACAATTGATGCAATTAGTAAGACAGGTAACACACTTGTGCTAGTTGACCGCATTGCTTCTGGCAAGATGCTGGTTGAACGACTACCTGAAAGTGTTTTCGTTAGCGGAGCAATGAAAAGCAAAGATAGAAAAGATGAGTATGATGAAATTACTACAGCAGATAATAAAGTCATCGTGGCTACCTATGGTGTGGCGGCTGTTGGTATTAACATTCCTCGCATCTTTAACTTGGTACTTGTGGAACCTGGTAAAAGTTTTGTACGTGTTATTCAAAGTATTGGGCGTGGTATAAGAAAAGCACAAGACAAAGACTTTGTACAAATTTGGGACATAACAAGTACAGCAAAGTTTGCTAAACGGCACTTAGCCAAGCGCAAGAAGTTTTACGAAGAAGCAAACTATCCCTACCAAACAGAAAAGGTAATTTATAAATGAACATTTTAACAGTAAACAATCAGACATACGACTTAGATAGGTTGCCTGAGGAGATAGATGAGGATCTTCGTTACGGAGTACTAGACTACAGCAACAGTTCTGATGTTGACTATATGTTTGTGCCATTGGTTTTCTTAGAAAGCTTCAGTTGCCCTGCGGCAGTACTGCGAATAGGCAAGCATGAATTAAAGGTTCCACTGGATTGGTCACTGATCATTGGCGAACCTGATCACGGAGAACCAGAAGTTATTAACGTAATGAGTTTGAACGACCGCGGCTTCAGTGCATTTGTGTTCAATCCTATTAACGGATACAAACCAGAGTGGCAAAAGGTAGAGGTTATTAACATCTATCAAGAAGTTAAATGGTATGTGCCTAAGTTAAAGTTTGGTCATGTCTTGGCCGTGCCACTTGAAAAGGGTGAGCAACCTATGTGTGCGTTCTTTCTCAAAGAAACAAATAAGATTCCAGAAGTACTTGACTTAAACAAGATTTGGTTTTAAAATACTAGCATGGCAACTAAGAAAAAAGAATCTGCTAGTGCAAAATACAAAGTTCCAATCGACCAAGTTATGACAGCAGTGGATCTCCGCAAGGGAGATTACTATGCCAAGCTAGGTGATGAGGACAAGAAAACTGTAAGCACTTACATGGCACAACGCTGGGCCAGTCAAGTACAAGGTACAAGAGACGTACAGGAAGAATACTTGGTTAGTGTCAATGAGTATAGTAATGTTGACTACATTGCTACCACCAGCGCACATGAAGAACTGAGATGGCGAGCCCTTGCGCTATGCGGACTAGGCTTTAAACAACGCCACGAGTTCATCCCACCCATTGGTGTAAAGAAGGACAAGTTAACAGAGTGGTTAATTAAACAGTTCCCCTCAATGAGCAATGAAGAGATTGACTTGTTTAAAACAATCAACGGTACAGATGTGTTTGAGGACATTGCTGTTTCCCAAAACATGGGTAATAAAGAACTTAAAGATTTGTTTAAATAATGACAATGGATTATCAATGTAAATTTTGCGGTAAAGCTTTTACACGCGAACGTACCTTAAGTAGCCATATGTGTGAGAAAAAGCGCAGGTGGATGTGTAAGGACGATATGGATAGTCGTATGGCGTTTAGTATTTGGACAGACTTTATGAAGTTTGTAAGTCCAAATACTAAGAAAGCCAAGACTGTTGATGACTTTATACGTAGTCCGGATTACATTGGTTTTGTAAAATTTGCTAATTACTTGATAGAGCTCAAGCCAGTTGAAAGCGACAAGTTTATACAGTGGCTTTTTAAGATGGGAGTTCGATTAAGTGATTGGCAACGACCCGGGACCTACCAGCTCTACGTTCAAGAAGCCGCTAAAAAGGAAACAGCTGAACGTGCATTGGAAAGAGCCATACTCGTCATGAGAGAGTGGGGTGAGGCAACTGGACAAGACTGGCAAAAGTTTTTTAACAAGATTGCGCCTGTAACAGGAATGAACTTGATAGTCATGGGCAGAATTAGTCCATGGATTATATATTCAACTGATGCGGCACAAACATTGTTGGACAGGATGGAACCAGGACAAGTCGACACAGTGGCAAAACATGTGGATACAGGATGGTGGATAAAAAAACTAAAGACAAATCAGGACGAAGTTCAGTGGATCAACACCACGATGGCGCAAGCACTAGATACGCTATGCTAGAGGCACGCCTAGCAGAGTTTATTTCTAAGTTTGACACCATGGCAGATGAGATGTCTGAGATTAAGAAACAACAAGCTGACTTGATTGAGTTTGTTAAACAACAATTTAAAAAATGAATTTACCTGACGTTGATATTGACTTTGCTGATAGAGAACAAGTACTTCGTTTATTAGCCCATGTTCCTGCAATGCAAGCAATGCCTAATGGCACAAAACAAAAGCATAAGACAGGTGTGTACTTCCACCCGGTGCCAGTAAATCCATTTACAGGTTGGTGCGACATTGATTATCAGCAAGCAGAAGAATTGGGATTCTTTAAAGTAGACTTACTCAATGTAAGTTTGTACCAACGTGTACAGAGCAAAGAACATCTTACACGTTTAGCTGAACAGGAGCCATTATGGGACTTACTTCAACAGGACGACTTTGTAAATCTGTTATTTCATTTGAACGGGCACGGGGATATACTGAGGAAGACTTGCCCTACTTCCGTGGAACAATTATCTGCCGTCCTGGCTATGATTCGCCCCGCCAAGAGGTACTTGATTGGGAAGTCATGGAATATGATTATGAAGGAAGTATGGACGAAGCCAGAGAATGGTGAGTACTACTTTAAGAAGAGTCATGCCACAGCTTATGCGGTTGCCATTGTAGCGCAGATGAACTTAATCTGCGAACAGATCAGCTACGGATACAGTTAATTCATTTTACGCACTAGACTAATTTGTCTGCGTTTAGTGCGTTTAGTGATTACATTGGTCAAGCTAGTTTGGTGTCCGTGTAGTACTTCAAAATCTTTGGTACTGTAAGTTTTAAGAGCATACACAAATCTACGCATTGGTTCTTTTAGAACAATGTTAATTGGTATCAAACGGTTAGAACCCCACCACCATTCCTCGCCCATTTCGACGAATAGCATTTTGTCCGTTTCATCCTTGAGTAAGTTATAAACATACATAGTGACAACTACAGCATCACTATTTTGTATGATTCCTACCAATTCATTTTCCCCATAACGCACCAAACTCATGAACGGGAAGCGTTCTAGGAATTCTTTTACTTTATTATCCATTGCTTTTACTTAGCATCGTAAAGATCCGGCTGTGCTAAATAATGCTATGGCAACATTAAACTTAACTATTCCTTCAGCTACCTTAAACTATGCAGGTGCAGGCACTGGTCCTAGCACTACAAGACAGGTTCCAAGCTACACCGACCAGCGTATTGTTTGGTTTAAAGGTGTTGACAACGTACTTGATATTAGTATTATTGGCACTGACCGTAGACCAGTTAGCTTGCTTCGCAGGGAAGTTACTTTAACAATGTGGGATAGAACAACAGGAAGCACAATCTTCCGCAGACGTGTTATTCCAACAATTGCTGAAAACGGACAAGCTCGTTTAACTGTATTTGCCCGTGACTTAATGACATTAGGAAGTGGTATCTATGCATTGGGTGCAACTTTTGTTAACGCAGAAGGTTTAGAAACAGCATTAACTTGGAACCGTGCCATGCAAGGTGCGTTTGATGTAGAAGTAAAAGATGCGGTTGTTCCAACAAGTAGAGCAACTGCTGAAATTACTGAATACCTACAAACACAAGTTGCTGGTACATGGATATCAACATCAATGAATGGACCACAGTTCTTTAAAAAGGACAGCTCATTGTTCACAGTTGGTATCTATGCTAGCAATTGGACAGGAAGCATCATTGTACAAGGCACCATGGATGAATCAATTGGAACATCCACTTTGTGGGCAGACCTAAAACCACAAGACTATACAACAGCTATATTAAATTTTAGTGGATATACTGGAATTGATCCATACAACTATTATGGTGGCGTTCGTTGGTTGCGAATCAAACGTGTAGATAATCCATCTAACGCAGGAACCCTTGACAAAGTTGTCGTAAGAGTGTAAACTGTACTCTATATGAGTATAGTTGAGACAACGCTACGGGCACATCTGCCTGCATTAAAATCAAACACAAACGGCTGGTTGACTATGAATTGCCCTATGTGCATTCAGAATGGACAGCCACGCCCTGACACTAAGCACAGGGGCGGAGTCAAGTTTGAGCAGGACCGTGTAGGCTATCATTGTTTCAACTGTGGCTACACCACAGGCTGGCGCCCTGGACAAAAGCTTGGCATCAAGCTTATCAAATTAATGCGTGTTCTGGGAATTGACGAAGGCGATATTCAGCGTTTAAAAATACAACTATGGGACCAAGTAGTTGAGGACGAAACGTTTATAGTAGAGCCTTACAAGAAACCAGAGTGGCCAGAAATAACTTGGCCATGGACTGTAAGGGAATTAAACTTAGAAGCCGCAGAGTACCTAGACAGTCGAGGTGTGCTTGAACTTAGTGAGTGGTATACTAGTGCTAGCCCTATACAAGGTATGGATAATCGTGTTATACTACCTTATATGAGTGATGGTAAGATTGTAGGATATACTGCACGTTGGATTGGCGATGTTCCGGATAAGAAAACAGCTAAGATGGTAACAAGCCGCCCGCCTAGCTTTGTGTTCAACTTAGATCATCAAAGTCAACAGCGTAAGTACACAATCGTAACTGAAGGTGAGTATGATGCATTGACACTTGATGGTGTTGCAGTTATGACTAATAGCATTAGTCCAGAGCAAGCAAAGATTATTGAGGACATCGATAACGAGCCTGTAGTGCTACCAGATAAAGACAAAGCCGGTATGACATTAGCATTACAGGCCGCAGAGTTAGGTTGGAGTGTTAGTTTCCCAGACTGGCCAGATGGCATTAAGGATGCCAATGAAGCGGCACAACAGTTTGGACGAGTTGCCACGCTACAAAGCGTGTTATCGGCAATTGAGAGCTCACCGTTAAAGATTAAATTATTAGCAAGGCGGTGGTGTGTATAAAGTTAAACTAACTTGGAAGTTAGGACAAGATACTACTGAATGGTGGAATCATGTGTGTGCTTGGATAATAGAAGAATTTGGATTACCTGGCAATAACTACAAAACGGAAATGTCAGAACACTACATGATATTTTATTTTAATAAACAAGAAGACGCCGCAATGACAGCCTTGCGTTGGGGGAACAATTAATGGATAAAGAATATAGTGTAAGTACGCAAACGTTGTACTTGCAGTTTCTAATCAGCAATAGAGACTTAGCGGCAAGATGTAATAACATTTTAGACCCAGATCACTTTGATAGGCGCATCAGAAAAGCCGCAGAGTTTATCAAAGAGTATGTTAATCAACATGGTGATATTCCAGATCCTCTGCAGATTAAAGCAGTAGGTGGTGTTGACATTGAGAACATTGGACCCACAGCCGCACAACATAGCGCATGGTTTCTGGAAGAGTTTGAAAAGTTCTCAAGATACAAAGCATTAGAGAAAGCTATTCTAACAAGTTCAGACATGTTGGAAAAGCATGAGTATGGTGCAGTTGAAAAGCTGATTAAAGATGCAGTACAAGTTGGCTTGCCAAAGACATTTGGTACAGACTATTTTGCTGATCCAGTTGGGAGACTAAAAGCAATTAGAGATAACAACGGACAAGTGTCTACTGGTTGGAAGGCACTAGATGACAAACTGTATGGTGGCTTTAATAAAGGTGAACTTAATATCTTTGCTGGTGCGTCTGGCGCAGGTAAGAGTTTGTTCTTACAGAACCTAGCACTAAACTGGTCACAGTCTGGAATGAATACAGTTTACTTCTCACTAGAACTTAGTGAGCTACTGTGTAGTCAGCGCATGGATGCAATGTTAACTGACATGTCAACTCGTGACTTGTACAAGAGGTTAGATGAAGTTGAAGTCAAAGTTAAAATGGCAGGTAAGAAAGGTGGACTATTACAAATTGTTCAACTTACAAACGGCATTACCGCCAACGACATCTTGGCATGGGTACGTGAGTTTCAGACACAGCGTAATATTAAAGTAGATGCTATCTTGGTTGACTACTTGGACTTGATGATGCCAGCAAGTCAAAAGATCAGCGTTAGCGACATGTTTGTCAAGGACAAGTTAGTGGCAGAGGAATTGCGTAACTTGGTTGTTACAGAGAACTTGTTGTTAGCAACAGCCTCACAGTTAAATCGTAGTGCTGTAGAAAGTGTAGAATTTGACCACTCGATGATTGCTGGTGGTTTGAGTAAGATTCAAACAGCCGACAACGTGTTTGGTATCTACAGTACTCCTAGCATGAAGGAACGTGGTACAGTACAAATCCAGTTCATGAAGACACGTTCTAGTAGCGGTGTAGGACAAAAGATTGATCTAAGCTTTAACCCAGATACAATGCGTATATGTGATTCTGTGGATGCTGGCAATGTTACTACAACAAGCACAAAAGATTTGTACAGTAAGATTAGCAGAACAAGCAACATGGGTACAAGTGTTGCAACACCAGCAAGCAGTGGCCCAACATCTTGGGAAAAGCCGCAAGCAAAAGAAGGGTTTGACATATCAAAACCAAATTCTGGTCTACCCGTAGAAAAGCCCGCAAGTGCTCCGGTTGCTACTAACGCTAACAGAAACGCCTTAAGGGCTATTGTGAGTAGAGATCTTTAATTACTTTGGCTCGTACTCAATGTTTGGATTAACATCTGCGGCAATGTCTTTATCCGGTGCATCTAAACTTGGTTCGCTTGGCGAAGAATCGTCAGGGTTAAAGTTAGAAATGTCATTGCGTAAACGACTCATTAATGAGCTATCACTTACAATGATGTCTGCCATGCTTACAAAGGCAGAAGTAATTAAACGTGCTTCTCCAGCAGTAACTGGTTGTTCAGTTGCAATTTTGTTTAAAACCATCATAAAACGGCTTTGCACATCCTTATCAACCAAAGAACGTAGTGTTACTTTTAAGCGACTTAGTTCGCTAGATGTAATATCTGCGTCAGCTTCGCCGGTATCTGAGTGGGTATCGTACTCACTGATTTGCTGTATTCTGTTAGCCAAGTTTCTTAAATCTTGGGCGCTTGGGGAAAGTTGCATTTTTCTTGTTGCTCCTATTGAGACTATTTATTCATAAATATAATTATCATGCGTAAACAAACCCGTAGCATACTCGATGAAATTACAGGATTGGTGCCAAAGCAAGACAAGCACCTGTTGGTAGAAGGCTTGGCAACACAAGCTATTGCCCGTGTAATTAATCTAGTAGAAGTTATTCAGCAGAATTATCCCCCTCACCAAGCAGATGAATTGGTTAGAAGGCTACAGTTGGCCATCAAAAATGGTGATCCTGCTAAGTTTACCCGTGGAGTAAGATCCATTAAGGAAAACGAGCAGTGAAAATAAACGAATTAAAAAGACCAACATTAGAAGAAGGATTCCTTGATAACCTAATCTCCAAAGCCCAAAATATGGCTGGTGGCGATGGGGTTACTGGCTTTATCCGTGCTTTGCGTGGCCAGGGCGCCGCCCTAAACAAAGTAGCAGATGGCATTTCTAACCAAGTAGAAGGACCTTTGCTAAAACAGCTTGGCAACAGCATACAAGCAATTAAAGCTGGACAAGCAGATGTGCCAGTTGCCGCTATTATCAAGCTTGCTCTTCAAGCAGGTGTATCTGTTTCGCAAGCAGATAATAACGCAGTAAGCGCAGAACAAATTGTTGGATACCTACGTGACAATAAACAAAACGTAGTTCAAGTTGCAGGTGGTGGTGTCAATCAAGTTGTTGACACCATTGTAGCAGTTGCTACAGGCGGAGAAGGTGGCCCAATTGGGTCAATGAATTTTGATCAAACTATTAAAAATGTTAGTTTAGCCATAGCGTCATCGATTGTTTTATTACAAGCAGATTCGCAAAGTTCTGGTCCGTTTCAAGTGGACCCAGCTGAAAAGCAAAAGTTTGAACAACTAGGACAGCAAGTTATTGATACATTGTTTGATCCAACCAGCCAAGATTTCAGAGCGTTAAAACCTAACGAAGCCTTAAAAGATAACTTGTCAGGTTTAGTTGTTCATATTATTAATACTGTACAAAATAAGTTGGTAGATCTGCCAGCAGAACGATTACAAGCACTTGCTGGCACTCCTCCGGTTATTGCCTCGGCTACACAATTAAAAACTTTACTAGCCGGACACGATACTAGTATTGATCCAAATGCAGTAAACAACATTGTAACAAAAGTTACTCCGCTAATTCAAGAGCAATTAAAAACTTGGATTGGCATTGCCGCAAAAGAGACAAAGCAAGGTAAGCCAGTATCATTTCAGTTGTATAAAGACTGGGGCGGTGATGCATTTGGTCTGATTGATAATATGAAGTTTGGTGCAGGCGCCACTGCCGCAGGAGAAACACCTGCCGCAGGCGGAACAACACCTGCTGGTGGCGCCCCAGGTGGAACACCATCAAGTCCTGAAACTGGTGGCACACCAGCAAGCGCCGAAACTGGAACAACAGCTACAACAGAACCGCCACCAACAACATCACCGCCACCTGGTGATGCGGCAATCTTTACAGACCCAACGGCACTACAAGCTGAATGGCAAAAGTTCCTTGACTCAAATGGTAGATTAATTACCGAACCCCAAGTACTCGAGTTACTAAAAGATATGTGGAAGTATGCCGGCGGCGTAGGAAATTTCAAATGAAAGTAAAACAATTAAACAAACTAACTGAGGCAATGATCCTTAGGCAACAACTTTTAACAGAGTCTTGCAAAGGGCTAACCTACGAACAGGCCTATGTTGTAAACAGGATGTACAAGGAGTTTAAACCTCTTATTGAAAAAGTACTAACGCAAGCTGAAATTGATAATATTTTTAAAGGCATTGAGCAAGGTGCAACAGCCGGCGGCAACAACCGCACTATGGTTGGTAAAGGTGTTGACGTTGCTAAAGAAGTTAGCAAGGTTATGGACCAAGTTGGTCTATGGCTACAAGATACAACACCTGTTCAGTTCTTTGATAAAAAGTTTGAAGAACTAAAGACTAAAGTTAAAAGTGGTTTAGGTGGTGACGATAGTAAAATTGTACAGTATGTTAATGCACTAGGACAAGCCGCAAAAGATAATCCAGGGACAACTGCCGCTATTATTGGCTTGCTAACAGTTGTTGCCGCATTAACAACAGGCCCGGGTGGTGCAACATTAGTTGCTTACACATTACGTTCCGGTATAGATTTAATCAAAGGCGAAAAACTTTCTACAGCCGTTGGACGAGGTCTAAAGACAGCCGCTATTACTTGGCTTACTGGTAAGGCATTTGAACTGGTTAAAGACGCTGTTATAGCAGTTGCAGATGGCCTTGCTGATTTAATCGGCATTACTACAAATATTACACCTATCAATGATGTAGTTGGTAATGTTAAAATGAACGTAAATGTTGATGGTACAAACTATATTAATGTATCTGATATGCCAATGTTGCAAGCTGACTATACACAGCTTGATGGGCTAAAACAAGCTTTCTACGATGCAATGCCACCTGGCGGTAATGGTGCTGATGCGGCAGCCGCCCTTCAAGCATTTAATGCCAAGTTAGCAGAATTTACCACCGCTGACTATGCACAAAAGGTTACAGAAGCTATGGCCGGCGCAGACACGTCAACATTGGCCTTTACCACATACGACACAGTTCGCGAAGGTATGAATCAAGTTGGTGATGCTATTACTGCACTTGCACAAGGTGTTGCCGCAGGTGCTAGTTCAATGTCTGGTAAGGACAGTGAAACAACTCCAACCGAAGAGCCAAAAGGTACTACATTAGATACAGAAGCTGGTAAAGAAAAAAGCGGCCCTGGCAATCGCAAGGTCGATGACATTGTACAATTTGGTGCAGTTGGTGATCCAAGTAATGCTCGTTGGACTGGCGAAGAAGGCAAAGAATGGGAATTACTGGGCGGCGCCCTTTATGACAGAATTATTGACGATACATCAACTGATAGGGTGAATAACATACAGCGTGACTCGTCAAGGAAAGTGCATAAGTTATACATTGATAAAGATAGTGCTAAGAAATTATTCACACTCGAATCAAAGCGCATTGCCCGAGGACAACAACGAGCTATTTTTGAAGGCGTACAGTACATCTATGAAGAGCCTAACTTACTTGCTAAGATTCAACAAGGTGCAACTAAGGTATTGAACAAGTTGGCTGTCAAAGGCGGCAATCTAACAAACAAGGTTACAGCAGACAAATTACAACAAGCTTGGGTTAAAGCTGGCAAGCCAATGGACAGCGATGACATTATGGACTTCTTGATTAAACAAGGTGTTGATAAAAACGTTGCTGGTTCTACATTTGACAGTTTAAGTATTCCAAGAGCACAACCGGCTCCCAAGCCTGCACCTGCTCCAAGTGAAACACCTGCCCCAGCAGAGACACCGGCACCTGCTCCTGCTCCAAGTGAAACACCAACACCTGCACCTGCCCCAGCAGAAGTACCTGCCCCTGCTCCAAGTGAAACACCTGCCCCAGCAGAGACACCGGCACCTGCCGCACCAACTGGCAGTATTTTTAGCGATTTTAATAGATTACGTTCTGCTTGGCAGGCGTTTTCCGATTCAGGCGAAAACAAATTACCTATCCAAGTTAAAGGTATACTTGGTGACATTCTTAAAACAGCATTCAACACGGTTGAAAGTCGTCGTATCTTAAACAACAAGCTTATCAAGCTAACTGAAGCCAAAGCACGTATTGACCATCCAGAGGATAGAGTTTTCCTTGAAGGATCATTTGGTGCAGTAAAAGCACTTAATGCAATTAAACATGCGGCAGTTGTTCCTGCGGTTAACACAGTTAAGTGGGACGGCACGCCAGCTATTATATTTGGACGCGACGAAGATGGCTTTATTATGACAGACAAAGCAGGCTTTGGTGCTAAGAAATATGATGGCATGGCACGTAGCGCCAAAATGTTCCGAGACATGATTTACAATCGCAAACCTGACGAACAAGGTCGCTTAGAATATTCTACTCAGCTTGCAAAGTTGTATCCAATGTTAGAAAAACTATTACCGGCAAAGTTTAGCGGCTTTATACAAGCAGACATTATGTGGATGAGCAGACCAGAAGTACATGATGGTAAGATTGAAATGCAGCCAAACAAGGTAAAGTATACATTTGATCCTACTTCCGACCTTGGCAAGAAAATTAAAGCAAGTCAAGCAGGTATTGCAGTACACAGCTACTTCACTGATCGTGCTGAAGAAGAGCCACGAGCAATTGAGCCGGCAGAACTTGAAAGATTAAAACCAATCCCAGGTCTTGTTGTACTAAGACCTAATATGGAAGTTAGAAATAAGCCATTTGAAATAGCACAGAATGAAATACAAGCAGTTGAAACTGAAATTGAAAAAAGTCGTAACGCTATAGATAAACTGTTAGACACCTTTTCAATCAGTTCGCTTAAGATTTCAAACTTACCCGACATCTTTAAGAATTACTTGAATTATAAAGCAGGTGTAGGCGAAAGTAATCCTACTAGTAAGGAGTTCTTAGATTGGTTAAAAGATCCATCACGAAGCAAGTTAACACCTAACAAGATTCAAAACGTTCTTGACCATATTGCTAAAAACAAAGCTGGCTTTGTTGCGGCGTTCAAGATTGTAAACATGCTAATTGAGTTAAAGTATAAATTAAAAGAACAACTTGATACACATGCTAGTCAAAACGCATCAGTAATAGCATCAATTGGAGATTATCCTGGCCATGAAGGCTTTGTAGCAGACACACCACACGGTAAAATTAAACTAGTAAATAGACCTGTGTTTATGAAAAAGGTATAATATGGAAGACTTTAGTTTTATCACGGAGAATTGCAACGAAAGCAAGATGTTTCGTAACAACTACCTATCGCAGTTGACATTGCGAGATGCAGTTGATAGCGTATTCCTTAACTTGCTTACTGTGTACTTGTTAAGCAAAGAGTTTGAAACAAAACCATTTGCACAAGACTATGCAAGACGTACAATGCAGTTTGGTAATTTTAATTTGCCAAGAGTAAGTGGGACAGATTTGTATCAGGGCCTTCACATTATTTTAAATCCTGAAGGTGCAATGGCTGGTAAGTTAAAAGCACATGAACAGAATACTGCACTTGCACAAGAACTTAAAACCAATAAGAAGATGGTCTTAG